GAAGAAAAAAAATAGCGCAGCGGGATTCAACACTTTATACGATAGCCAGCCTATCTGTAGAACTGGGGATTCCGCCTAGCGAGTTTATCAATATGGATGCTGAAATGCTTAGGGCAATAATCCAGGTGCTTTCAGATAGAGCTAAGGAGATCAAAAATGCCAGTAGAAATCGTAGGCGTTAAAGATGTCATTAATGGCTTAACCTTTATTGATGAAGACATGTATAAACGTGTTAAAGCAGCCGTAACGCCTTTAATGAAGGGTGTAGAAGCTAAGGCTAAAGGATTTGTAGTGGGCAATAATGAGGTGCTGTCAGGCTGGTCTAAGCCAATATCATCTACTGTCGATTATCGCCCATTCCCTAAATATGATGCAGCTACTGTTAGAGGTGGTATTGGATTCAAAGAGGGTCAAAATCGCAGATTTAGTAATGGCTATACAGTAGAAAGTTATGTTTACAATATAAGCGCCGCAGGTCGTATCTATGAAACCGCAGGTAGATTAAACCCACAAGGTAGAGCGCCATTTACTTCTGTTGCAGAAGGTGGCGGCACAATGGCATTTAAGCAATCAGGTAGCAGAAAAAGTAGAAGCCGATCTACATCTGCATATAATTCTAATAACCCATTTGCTGGGTATCAGTTTGTTACCGATTTACCAACACTTACATCTCAGCCTAAAGTTAAAGGCGCTAGAGGTGGTGGTCGTAAGACTAAAGGCCGTTTGATTTACAAAGCATGGGCGCAAGATAGTGGTGATATTTATGGCGTAATTGTAAAGGCAATTAACTCTACAGTTACACATTTTAATAAGACTACAGATAAGAAGGTTGCATAATGGCCAATATAGTTGTATCGGCACTCAGCACCTTTAATAACAAAGGCCTTAAAAAAGGTAAGAAGGAAATCAGTGCGTTTGAAAAGCAAGTTAAAACCTTTGGTCGCACCTTTGCTGCAGCATTTTCAGTAACAGCATTAACTAGATTTAGTAGAGAAGCAGTAAAGGCTTTTGCAGCGGATGAGAAGGCCGCTAAAGCATTAGAAATCCAGTTAAGAAATACAGGTTATCAATTTAGCGCACCTGGCGTTGAACTATACATAAACAATTTACAGAAAGCCACTGGCGTATTAGATGATGAATTACGCCCAGCATTTCAGCAATTACTAACAGTAACAGGATCAATTACTAAAAGCCAAGATGCTCTAAATACTGCTATGGATGTATCAGCTGCTACTGGTCGATCATTAACACAAGTTACTACAGCCTTATCACGTGCTTACGCTGGCAATACCACAGGCCTAAGCAGATTAGGTGCTGGCCTAGATAAGAGCTTGCTAAAGGCTGGCAACATGGATGACATCATGGCCGAACTTAATAACAAGTTTTCAGGCCAAGCCGCAGCTAGATTAGATACCTATGCTGGAAAGTTAAGTTTAATATCTGTTGCCGCAGCTAACTCACGTGAGATTATTGGTAAAGGTTTATTAGATGCGTTAAGTGCTTTAGGCAAAGATAACAGCATTGCAAGTGTAACTAACAGCATGGAAGATTTTGCTACCGCCACTAGCGAGGTATTAGTCGGGCTAGGTAAAGTAGTAGGTAAATTAAAAGAGATCACAAATATCCCAGGTATAGATGGATCATTTTTAAGAAACGTACCTGGTATTGGCGCAGTGCTAAGAGCTACAGAAGCATTAAGGGGCGCAGGTCGCCAGCAAACAGATAGAGGTGGTTTAGAAAGAACCGCAGGTAGAGTTAATGCTCAACAAAGAAAACAAGAAGAACGAGCAATTAAAAACTCTATTGCATTACGCAAAACTGAAAACGATCTATTAAAGAAAAAGACAGCCGTAGATCAATTAAAAGATAAGTTTGATTTAGAGCGCATAGGCCTAAATGTAGCGTTAAACGAAGCCGTAGATTCAGAAACTAAATTACGCATTAGAGCGCAGTTAGCCATTTTAGATAACAATGAAGCATTGGCCAAAAAGATATTAGCAGAAATGGAAGCGGCTAAAGCTGCACAAGAATTAACCGAGGCATTTAGAAAAGCAATTAGAGATTTATTAGATAATGTTAAACCTAGCGTAGATAAATTAAAAGAATTAAGCATGGGTGCATTACGTTCAGAAACTAGAATGATTCTTGATTATGCTGCACCAGCCGTAAGCGGATTACAACAATTGATAGCACCTACTCAACCTGGCACTTTTGAAGATTTAAGAGGTAGCATATCTGGTTTATTAGAGCAATCTAGGCCTAGCGTTACAGGACTTCAAGAATTGTTAGCAGGAATACAGCGAACCTCATCACCTACAATTAATTTAACAGTAGATGCTAGTGGTGATAAATTAAGCCAGGCTATTGCAGAAAGCATCCAACTAGCTGGACGTAATGGTTATAGCACAGTACCAGCTGGATTTATAGTATGACAGTACCAGTAATCAATGCTGTAATTAACTTTAGCACTGGCCCTAGTTTTGCTCAATTTTTAATTTTGGATACAGGCCAACTAGATGTAAACGTATTAGGAGATCCTGGCTCTATAATTGTCGATGTATCTAATCAAGTAAATAGAATTGAAACTAACCGAGGCCGTACTGCCCTATCAGATCAATTTCAAACAGGTTCACTTACTTTGCGCATAATAGATCAAAATGGAGATTTTAACCCACAAAACGTATCAGGGCCTTATTACAATTTATTAACACCTATGAAAAAGGTGCAGATTACTGCTACCTATGGTTCTACTACTTATCCTATATTTTCAGGTTTTATTACAAGTTATGTTACAACGTATCCAGACGAATCAGAAGCAGATTTAGCCATGACTACTATACAAGCTGTAGATGCTTTTAGATTAGCCCAATTAGCACAGATAAGCACTGTTACTGGTGCAACGGCTGGCGATCTATCAGGTACTCGTATAAATGAGATATTAGATGAAATTAATTGGCCATTATCACAGCGTGATATAGATGCAGGTCTTACTACATTACAGGCAGATCCAGGTACTAACCGCACAGCATTACAGGCTTTACAAATTGCAACAGAATCCGAATATGGTGCTCTTTATGTTAGTGCAGACAATAGCTTTGTATTCCAAGATCGAGGTGTAACCGCTGGATCTATTGGTGGCACACCTACAGTGTTTGCAGATGATGGATCTGGCATATCTTATTTTGATGCTACCTGGATATTAAACGACGTATTAGTATTTAATAAAGCCACTATTACGAGAGCTGGTGGTAGCCCACAGGTAGCCCTAAACCAAGCCAGCATAGATAAGTATTTTTTGCATAGTTATTTTTTAGATAACCTACTAATGCAATCAGATGCCGTAGCCTTAGATTATGCTAAGGCTTACGTAGCCTCTAGGCAAGAAACCTCTATACGTGTGGATGCCATAGTCCTAGACCTATACACGCCTAGTTACAATTCAGGCATAGTGGCAGCCTTAGGCCTAGATTTTTTTGATCCAATTACAGTTAAAACTACCCAGCCTGGTGGATCGATTTTAGAAAAGACTTTACAAATTTTTGGGGTACGGATGAACATAACCCCGAATAGTTGGAAAACCACGTTCACGACACTAGAGCCAGTTATAGACGCTTTTATCCTAAATAATAGCATTTATGGCACTTTAGACTATAATGTCCTAAGTTACTAAGGAGTAGAAATGGCAGCAGGTTTAGGGTTTAAGGATTTTACTACAGGCGAGGTATTAACTGCCGCCGATGTAGATGGCTATTTAATGCAAGGTATTTGGGTCTTTGCCAATGCCACAGCTAGAGATGCAGCCGTTACATCACCACAAGAAGGTAATTTTGCTTTCTTAAAAGATACAAACGTTACAACTTATTACACTGGATCAGCCTGGACTAACTTAGATACAACAGGCATGGTAAATCCAATGACTACTACAGGCGATACTATTTATTCTTCAAGCGGATCTACACCTGCTCGTCTTGGAATTGGTACTACTGGTCAAGTTTTAACTGTTGCTGGTGGTGTGCCAAGTTGGGCAACACCTGCTGCTGGTGGTATAACTTATAGCAACGCAACAGTAGCTACAGCGGAAACAACAACTTCTTCTTCTTTTACAGATTTAACTACTGCTGGTCCTGCTGTAACTGTTACAACTGGTACAACTGCTTTAGTAATAGTTAGAGCAAGTATAAGCACTGAATCGGCTGATAGAACAGCAAATATGGGTTTTGCAGTAAGTGGTGCAACAACAATAGCGGCAAGTACTACAAATTGTTTCTCTGTTAGAGATGTTGGAAGTAAATCAGTAATAATGGCTTCTTCTGTAATTGCAGTAACATTAACCGCTGGGTCTAATACTTTTACAGCAAAATACTCATCAAATGGTTCAAATGTTGAGTTTGCAAATCGCAATATAACAGTTATTTACTAAGGAGCAATAATGGCTATTACATCAAAAGAAATTAATTTAACACAATTAACAAATGAACTTGGTGGAAAAGGTTTGATTGCAAACTTTAATAATATAAAAGAAAAAGTTATACTGCCTGCAGATGGTGTGGAATTAACTGACAAAGAATTAGACGATGCTATTGCAGCGCATATTGCTATTGATGAAAACAAAGCCAGATTAACAGCCGAAGGTAAATTAGCCGCACTTGGTTTAACTGCTGACGATTTACGTGCTTTAGGTTTATAGCCAGTAAATGAAGCCTTGGCTTTGTGCAGCTGGTGTCCAGTTAAGAGAACAGATTGATACCTGGTATCCAGATCGCCGCTCTACCAGTGATGGGTGGATTGGTGATGCTCGTCATTCCGCCAGCAAATCGGATCATAATCCAGACAAATCTGGGGTCGTCCGAGCCATTGATATTGATTCTCGTTTGGATTCATCCGAGCAGCTCTCGATATATCTGGCTGACCAGATCAGAGTCTGTGCTAAAACCGATAAGCGCATATCTTACGTAATCCATAATGGCTTTATAGCTTCAAGAATTATGGGATTTAAGTGGCGTAGGTATCGTGGTATTAACCCACATAAAAAGCACATCCATATTAGTTTTACAAAGTCAGGTGATAAAGATTCTAAGCCGTTCGATATACCACTACTAGGGGGCAAGATATGAAGATAACCAAGAAGCAAAAAGCAATACTAAAGTCCTACGCACGTGGGGTATTAGTATCTTTCTTAACATTTTTAGCAAGTAATGAATTAGGTTTAGATCCAGCACTGTCTGTAGTAATTGCAGCTTTGGCTGGTCCAGCAGCTAGGGCTCTAGATAAATCCGATACAGCTTATGGCATCGGTGCAGATGCGAAATGAGTCCAACAGAATGGGCTGGCTTTGGCGCTGGCGTTATGGCCGTGCTATCAGGCGTGCTAATAGGACTACGTTTTTTAGTTAAAGGTTGGCTAAATGAGTTACGACCTAATGGTGGCTCTAGCATGAAGGATCAATTAACTAGATTAGAACAGCGTGTCGATGAACTGTTCATTATCATAAGTAAGTCATAATTTCAATATGGCTACTAAACGCAAACCAAAGAAGATGGTGCGTAAGCGCAGGACTACTAAAGAGCCTGTCTTAACTAAGTTAGATTACTGGGCTATTGCAGCCAATGAGGTGTATAAGGCTTGCCGTAAAAATGGTATGGATGAATCTACGGCTTTGGCCTTTGCTATGGATCGTACAAGTTATCCAGATTGGATAGTCGATACTACAGATCCAATAAAAAATCCCTTAGATGATTATGAGGAAGACGATTAAAAAAATTGCGTTCGTTTCAGATCTGCAAGTTCCTTTTTTTAATGAAGCAAGTGTCAAATCAGTAGGCCGTTTTCTGGCTAAATGGAATCCACATAGGACTATATGCATTGGTGATGAGATTGATTTACCACAGCTAGGTGGTTTTAATGCTGGCACCATTGACGAGATGGTCGGCAATATAAACGACGATAGAAAACAAACACAAGAAGTATTAAGTTACTTAGGGGTAACAGATGTACTGGGAAGTAACCATGGAATCAGACTTTATCGATCAATCAAAAAACGACTACCATCATTCCTCAACTTACCAGAAATGCAGTATGAGCGTTTTATGGGATATGACAAGCTCGGAATCAAATTCAGTCCTTTCGGGCTTGACTGGGCGCCAGGCTGGACTGCCGTTCATGGAGATGCTTTCCCTATTAGCCAAGTGCCTGGGCAAACAGCCTTAAACGGGGCTAGAAGGCTAGGTAAGAGCGTGGTTTGTGGTCACACCCATAGACTAGGGGTATCGGCCTTTACAGAGGCTTCTAGAGGCCAATTAGGGCGTACTGTATGGGGTGTTGAGGTTGGCAATTTAGTAGATTTGAGCAGTTCAGGTATGGCGTATACAAGGGGCTATGCTAACTGGCAACAAGGCTTTGCCGTGGCCTACGTGCATGAGCGTAAGGTTCAGGTAATAACTATACCTATCAATGCAGATGGCAGCTTTATATTTGAGGGCAAACTCTACAAATAACGTTACCAAATCGTTATCAAAATTAAGCCCTAAATCATCCACAAAGTCATACACAAGTGTCACACTATTGACATGCCACAAAGCGTGTGCATAGAAAGTAGGGCTACATGAACAACATTTGGCTAGAAGCTAGACAGGATGGTCTGATATTTTTTTGGATCATGCTAGGTCTTATGGTTTTAACTTTGATTGTATGGAAAATACAACACAATGCTTTTGAGCGTGGTTATTGGGTTGGCAGATCAGCTGGTTGGAAAGCATCTATTGAGCATAATCAGAAGATCGAGAAACTAAGATCAAGGGCAGTATTTGATTATGACAAACACTGAGAAACTGTTTGCAGATGCGGTCACACTCATACACGACAGAGGGATGCATTACGGCCACCCAGCAATCCAGATGGATCGAATTGCCAAGTTATGG